TGATGTACCTAGTGATTTTGATGAAATAAAGTGACAAGTTGAGATGGCCGGAGAATCATTTAAGGACTTTGAAGTAACAACAATGCAAGTTTATAACTCTGTTGAGTCCGCTAAAAGTGATTGTATTGATGTTAGGCAAAACCATGAATGCCTAAATCATGTTGAATACTCAAACACAAGAAATTTTGCAGGATTAATATATGAGAATTTAATTAGTCCTGACATATCATTTACTGCGCTTATTCCTTCCATATTTTTCCATGAGCAACCGGACGAGACGGACGAAACGATAGAGCTTGTAAATAGCGTTCTATCTTTAAATAGCGAACTGAAAGAAAAACGACTATTTGAGACAGACTATCTCCCGTACTACATGCACCGGAAAATACAACTGATATTAAAGCATCAATCAGTGACTATTTCAGGTAAAGAGTGGGTCAAGCGTGATGCCTATGAAATAGTGGAAGGAGATAGACGTTGGCCTTTTAAAAAAGCAAAAGTATTTTTGATGGACAAAAATTATGTTCATCGAAATATTCTATAAAATGTCCGAAAGGAGCGACTTAAATTTTTTTACAACAATGAAAAATGAACTTACTAATGAAACCATTGACAGTAAGTCGTCTCGCAAATTGGCTCGAAAAAACTTTCTGCCATCACATAGACGTCTTCTGTGAAGAGGAAGTGCCAGAGTACGTGCAACAAGATTGCGGCGTAGAGAATGGCGGAATCGTAGCCATAGGACTTATCCTGTCATCTACCTATGTAGGTGAGGATGGAAACGACACTGAAAAGAGAACAAATCTTGAGTCGTCTACGTGGTGGGAAGACGCTATCAACGCATCGCCTCAGGGGGCATGGGTGGTGCTTCAAACACGCGGAAGCAAGGCAGCAGGAACGCCGGTAGAAGAAGAAGGTTTCGGTCTTAACTCTGTTGAGAGAACTGGCGATGACCAGGAAATTGTATTCGAGGCGCTTGGATTTCTCGATAACCGGGATTTCTGGTCAGGGGTGAACAAGCGTAGAGGATGGGGATTTGTGACTATCTCGAAAGGAACATCAGGTTCTTTGATAGGAACGTACTTCGAGGACACCAGCATTTACGCTGACGTAGTTATCGATCAGTCCATCAAATCACGCATCAGGATTTCTGGGTCAGCTAAGTTAAGTACTGACATGACTCCTGGTTTACCGTTTACTGCTCCTTCGGCCATATTCAACCCATGATATACGAAAGCGAGGAATACGTTCAGTTACTTTATGACGTAATAAAAAACAAAAGACGCCATGAGGTATATGAGCAGACGTGCAAACATGCTGAGGCCATGTCTGTTCACGTCTACGGTGATAAACCTATGTATTTACTCGAACGCACAAGGCCAAGAGAAGAAGCAGATGTAAAGGCATACCGGATTGATAACTACGAGCCTACAACAAAAGCAGGATGCGATAAGGCGCTGGACATTGTATCTAAAATTTTCAATCCTACCCTTTACTCGATTAGATGGAAGGAGCAAGACGAACAAGTCAAGGAGATTAAGAGCTATACGTTAGATTACTATCCTGACTATAACTCTATCATCGCATTTAATAAGGACGTAGTCTTACGCAAGATGGTGGCAGACCCGAACGGTATTATAGCGGTCAAGCCTAAACGTATTCCAGAGAATGACGCTACAAAAGTAGAGCCGATTATTTCGGTTTACGGCTCACCTAATATTTGGTATCGTGACGATGACCACTTTCTTATTTTTGTAAAGGAGGAAACAAATCCTGATAAGTCGAGTCGCGAGTCAACGCCTTATTTCTATTTCGAGTACTTCGACAAGAACATGTATTTGGAGTTCCGTGTGTACTACGACGGAACTACTAAGGAGATTGTACGAGAGGAGTTAAAAAGGTATATTACCAACTTTGACGAAATCCCTTGTTGGTACCTTAGAGGAAAAAGCCGCGACCTAAATAACGGGTGGATAATTTATGAATCATTATTTTCCTCTGCACTGCCTCACTGGAACTACGCAATAGTGCATGAGTCAGACTTACTAGGGGCCTTCATCAACCACATGCACCCGCAAAAATATGAGCTTGCTGAGGAGTGTGATTATGTGCATGAGTACGAGGGTCAGAAGTATCGGTGTATGAATGGACGTGTTACATTTATGGTGGCAGATGGAAGTTCGAAAAACATCGTATGTCCCGGATGCAACGGTGCCGGCATGAGGACTGTAAAAAGCCCTTACGGTGTTTACCAGTACACCAAACAAAAGCTGGATATGTCCGAGGGTAGTCGTGGATTGCAACCGGTAGGATACATCACAATCCCCACAGAGGCTACAAAGATGCTCGAAGAGCGTACCGAAAGGATGATCCAAAAGGGGATGTGGGCTATCAATATGGACATAGAGGAAAAGGTAGGAGAGAATCAATCAGGAGTGGCAAAAGTAATAGACCGTAGTGCACAACATGACACTTTGGGAGTGTTTGCCCATATACTTTTCGACATCGACATTAACAACCAGTACTATTTTATCAACAAGTATCTATTCGGAGTTGAGGCGGCGAGTTCGCGGACTGAGGAGGACAAAAACCTTCCACAGGTGAACAAGCCTACTACATTTGATATTGCGTCGGTATCTGAGTTGATTAATAATTTCAAAGTAGCAAAAGAAAGCGGACTTGACCCGAACTTCAGGAGGGCACGAGAAATGGAAATCCTTTCGCGTGACTTGTCTACAAATCCGGATCTGAAAGAATACCTTATTACTCTATTGAATTTAGACCCTGCCTACGGCCTTACAGTAGACGAGGTCAACGCGATTGTTGGGAAGTCACTTACACGCGAAGATGCTATCATACACTTTAATTTAAAGAAATTCGTTGACCGGGCGATTGTGGATAATCCAAAATTCATGGAGATGACAAAGGAGGAACAATATGCCGTCCTGTTACAATACGCTGCCGAAACAGTACAAGCAACAAAAGTAGAAATCGACACCAACCTATTAAATGACACCAAAGGAGCTAGCAACCAAGATTGATGGGCTTGTTATCTCGGCAAATGAAAGATACGCGTCCGCAATAGCTTCCGTCCAAAACCAGTTGTACAACGCGCTGGTGACTATCCTAAAGGACTTGGAACTTGACGCTGACGGATTCATAAAACAAAATTCCACAAATAGAAGAATTTTACAGTTAGCGCAATCTGAATTTGACGCGGTGATCAGTGGGTCGGCTTATCAGGCATCACTCGAAAAGTACCTGAAAAACATACCAACCATCGACAGCCTCAACGCGGATTATTTCAATACCATATCCAGCGCGTTTACTCCGAATAAGAATTTTATCAAGGCGTTACAAAAGCAAACCATCCAGAACGTCAATACAATGCTTTTAAATGATGGCCTGGCAGCAGGAATTAAAGCACCGTTACAACAGATTTTGTCGCAAAATATAAATCAAGGGGGTAGTTTTTCCGGATTCTTACAGGAGGTACAGACGTTCATAAAAGGGAATCCAAAACTCGACGGCAGGTTAATGAGCTATTCAAGAAATATCCTGAATGACGTTCTTTTCAACTACAGTAGGGGTTATCAGCAAGCCGTCACCAATGATCTTGGACTAGAATTCTATCGATACATAGGGGGACTAACAAAAGATTCACGGCCTTTTTGTATGGAGCGCGCAGGTAATTTCTACCACCATAACGAAATAGAATCTTGGGCTTCGTTGATCTGGGCAGGAAAGAACAACTTAACAACAGCCTCGTCAATATTCACGCTTGCCGGTGGTCATCAATGTCGCCATTTTATCGTTCCAGTCAGTACTTTAATAGTCCCTCAGGAGGTAATAGACAGAAATATTGCATCCGGCAATTATAAGCCTTGACTTTACAACGAATAATTTCGTAGATTCGCATAAACGATTAAACAAATGTCAAATTCACTATTTGTCCTCGTGCGGCCAAAAAAAGGCGGTCGGGAACGACACATTACAAAAAGAGCATACCAATTAGCTCAGAATAAATGGGAGCTAATCCAGGGACAAGAAGCACAGGTT